TCGTTGATTGTGGTTCCGCGGATGAACGAGGTGGTGATGAAGTTCACCAGCTTCTTCTGCTTCAGTACCTCGTACGCGTCGCCCCTGCCGAAGAGGTCCTGTGCGATCGGGAAGTACGGCATCTCATAGGCCTGGGACTTCTCTCTCTGGTTACCTGGTAGAAAGCCCATATCGCGAGTAGGAACGACAGAGCGAACGATAGTGACATTGTCATAGGCTTCCCTGTTGATTACGTCGTTGAGCGCGAGGTACATGGAGATGTAGGTCTTACCGGTGCCGGCCATACCGTGGAGCATGAGGTTCTTACCGGAACGGTACGCTTCGAACGTGCGTCGTTGGTTCTCCGTGAGGGGCGAGATCGACCTGAGCTGCATGTTGCCCAGGCTGTGCCTGCCGTGTTTCTGTTCTGGTGGAGGGAGTATTCCCTTCTTCCTGAGATTCTTTCTCTCTTTCCTGCTGAGCGTGAGTGGTTGTTCTTCGTTTATTAGCCCCGCTGAACCGAACATGAGACTCCTAAAAATGGTTAGAGTTGAACTGGTCACCTATCCATTCTAAAACGTGTTGATGGCGGACTTTGACAGACCCTGCGAGTGCTTCTTCTTCATGTCCTTCAGCAGGTCACGGAAGCCGTTGTCGGGTTTGTTCTTCACTCCCTTGATGGACATACCCGTCGGATCGAGCAGCGGTGTCGGTACCATTACTTGCTCTACCTCGGGGTTGCTCTTCAAGAACTCTGCGTGCTCTGACATGGACATGAACTCGGTCCACTCTCTACCGGTGCTGTCTCTGAATGTATAGCTAGGCATCAGCTGTCCATGTCCCTCTCTTCTCTGAATACCCGCTTCAACTGACGGGTAAATTTCTCGGCCCTCTTTGCGTTCTTGGTGTCGACGTCGTCTTCATCGAAGTCGTCGTCGAACTTTCTCGCGTTCTTGTGATAGCTCTTGCTCATAGGATCGGCGTCTCTTCACTGGTCAAGCCGGGAAATACTTCCTCGACGAACTTATGGGTCATCCCCTTGTACGGGATCTTCTTGTCCTTTACCGACTCGAGCAGGGCGGCCTCGGTCGGCGCCAGGCTCTCGAGCAGCTGGATGAAGAGGAACTCTCGCCTCACCGGCTTGAGGTTCGGGTTGCCGCCCTCCACGAAGAGGTACAGGCGACGCGCCTCGTTGTAGAGGTTGCCCTCCTGGTCGAGGTACTTCGTCGGGTTGTACGGCACCTTGCCCTCGGGCAGCAGCCACTTGATTCGAGGGTCGTACGCCCACTGCAGGACCTTCAGCAGTACTGGGTTGGCGTTGTTGCGGAGGAACTGGATCCTCTCGTCTTTCACTGAGATCTTGGACGCCTCTTCTAAGATCTCTGCCACGCTCTTGCGCATATCAATGCTCCACTAGAAGTCGTTGAGGACTTCCATTAAGTTTCTCAGTTTGTTTTGGATGAAGTAGTTGAAGAGCTTGTCGCGCTTCTTGCCGGACTGTGCGCTGAGCTCAGCCAGGATGCGCTCCTTGATCTCACCAGGAATGTAAGAGAAGTCTACCAACTGCTGGTTTCTCTTGTAATTACGCAGCATCGCATCGTCGCAGAACTCTTCCGGCTGCCTACCGAGATAGGCGTCGATCTTCTTCTGCGTGAGGGGCTTCTGTCTCTTGCTCGTCACAAAGGTGTCGTCGTCAGAGAGGAAGTTCGGGATACCGTCGCCGGAGTCCCCCCTCATGATGTGCTCCTGGACGTATTTATACGGGTCGTCCGCTCTGATCCACTTCTTTCTGACCGGATCGAACTGGTCCACGTTCTTGTACTTCTGGAGCTGGTTGAAGTCCTTGTCCCCAGAGAGGATGAGGATCTTCTCGTTGGAGTTCATGGAGTACTTCTCACAGAGAGTCGCGATGATGTCGTCCGCCTCGGCCGTGTCCACCTGGATCGTGGGGTACGGGAAAACCTCCTTCAGCTCGGTCCTGATCTTGTTCAGGGCCTCGAAGATGGCGTTCCAGTCCAGCTCCGACTTGTCACGGGCCTTCTTGCGGTTGGCCTTGTAGTACGGGTAGACCTGACGGCGCCAGTAGTTCTTGTCGTCGCAGGCGATTACCATCTCGCCGTACTCCGACTTGAACTTGGTCCGGTACGACCTGATGGAGTTCAGGATCATGTGACGGAGGATGTTCTCCTCGACCTCGGTGTTGGTGTGGTTACCCAGCTGCACCATGAGGTTGGAGATCATGACCTGGTTGAGGTCGAGTATGATCATGATACGATCTTCTTCTTCATGAGGATTGACTTGAGCAGGGCTTCCCACGCGTGCTTCTTGACGTCGACGTTGTAGAACCGGTCGGCAAAGATCTTCTGTCCGATCAGAGTGTCCTCCAGGACCTCGCTCATGTCGCGGACGGAGTTCACGGCGCCGTCGAGCATCTGGTAGAAGTTGTTGAGGTGGTCCTGCTTGTTGTCCTGCCACTGGTACATCCAGGTGTACTGGGATGCGGTCTCGTAGAGGGCGCCGTAGTTGGGGTGGACGCACAGGCACTCGGCGCTCATCGCCTCCATCAGCGCCATGCAGGACGTCTCCATCCAGATGTTCGGGTACGCGAAGATGTGGGACTTGGACAGGGCCTCGCGGACGACCTCGTTCGGCTGGGCCCCGTGGTACGTCATCTTCGGGTGATCCTTGATCATCTGGAAGAGAGGCTCGTACGGCCTGTCGCGCTCTGACCACCCGTAGATGGAGAACGAGGAGAAGACGTCGAGGTGTACGTCCTCGTGGTGCTTGGCCAGCTCGGTGAACGCCGGCACGAGGAGCTCGAGGCCGCGGTGCGGGGTCGTGTGGTAGATGACGTTGATCTGGTCCTTCGGCTTCTTGTCGAGGGCCGACGGCACCGGCTCGATTGCGTTGGTCAGGACGCAGCACTTGTACCACGGGATGCCGTAGTACTGGATGTAGTTCTGCATCTGCCAGTTGGAGACGAAGATGAGCCGCTCGAACTTGTTGTAGCCGCCGTTCTTCAGGTGATCGGACGCCGGGTCGCCGGGAAGGTCCTGGAGCTGGAGCAGCTGGATCTTCGAGGAGTCGACCTCGCCGACGCGGGACACGTGGATCTGGAAGTGCTCGAGCATCTTCGGGTCGATGCGCTTCTCCAGCCTCTCGGCCATCAGCTCGCTCCCGCCCCTGGACTTCTTGGTCATGTCGATGTTGTTGTAGGCGAAACCCATATCAATTTTCCCTGATGGTGATGGACTCGATGGAGTCGATGCGGAAGGAGCGCCAGCCCTTGGACTCGACGTCGTAGGCGGCGATGACTTCCGGGTTGTCCTTGCGCTCCGGCTTGGTGAGGTCGATGACCGGCTTCTCCGGCGGGGGGAGTCGGTCGGCGCGGAGGGTGCACTTCATGGTGCGCTTCGTGCCGTCGCGCTTCGTGAAGTCTACTTCGAGGATCTTGGAGTGGAGCTGCTCGACGATGTAGGCGCGGTCAGCCAGAGAGAACGTTCCTGAGGTCATTTGTCTTCATCCATTCTGTAAGGTCTGTGTATCCACCGACGTGGTGGCCGTTGATTACGATCTGCGGCACGGTACGGGCACCGGGAAACTTCTGGAAGAACTCTTCCCTTGATATGTCCGATCCTACCACGTGTTCATTAAACTGTACACCGTGCGTTTTCATGGTACTCTTGGCCATGTCGCAGTACGGGCAGTTGTCTCTACTGTAGATGTCGATCATGTTCACTCTTCACTTGACGTTGTTCCTATTCTATATAGCGTGCACGACCACGTCGACGACCCTGCCGGCGTCGATCAGGCGAACCGGATACGCGGAGTCACCTGTCATGCGGAAGGTGTCATCGGGATCTCTCTTGTGGGACTCGACCAGTCTGCCCGTGTACTCATTGAACTCCGGAACATGAGCGTAAGACGCGTAGACGTGCTTGAACCTGTATACCGGGTTCACGACCCTGACTGTCACCGTGTCTCCGACTCTCATATCTTCATCTCCTCCGCGACGAGCTCGATGAGCTCCTGTGCGATGCCGTTCTGTCTCTTGAACGCCTCGGCCTCCCAGGGCTGGGCGATGTACTTGAGGTAGTTCCGGCTCTCGAGCTTGACGTCCTTCCCGCACCACTGGTAGCTCCTCGGCGTGATGGCGAACCGACCGTCGTGGAACTGCTCGGCGTGCACCAGCTCATGGGCCAGCGTCCTCATCAGCGTCAGCAGTTCACCCTTCCGGGGATCGATGACGACCTTCTTGAGTCGGTGGGTGTAGTACCCGTTGAGGGTCTTCCTGGGAAGTGGACGGAGGGCTATCTTCAAGTCGGGCGGGAGCTTCATGATACTGTAGGCGCACTTCAGGGCCGTGTAGAAGAGCTCGGCGGTCGCCTCGGACTTGATGACGTATTTCCTGTCGTAGCCGTACCTGAGCGACGGCGATACAAACACCTGAGACATGATATACCTGTTGTTTTGTCTGATAGACCTATTATACATAGGTCCCGTCTAGTTGTACAGGGAATAGTTCGCGGCATCAACCGCGAACGTACTCGGCGTGGTCGGCCATGTACTCCATGTCCATGTCGTGGTCCAGGCGGGCCACGTAGGCCTCGAGGTCGGAGGCGATCATTCCGATCTCCTCGATCACCTGCTCGCGGTTCTTACCGAACGTGTAGGTCCGACGCTGGAGGCTACGGAGGCGCTGAGCGAGGGCTTCGATTTCATTGATGTGCATAGTAGATCTCCTTGAGCAGTGCGTGTGTGAAGAAGAAAGTGACGAGGAAGACGAGGGCCAAGAACCCCGGAGGGGTGGGAGCCGTCATCAGAAGAGAGAGGACGAAGAGCTTCATTAGACCTCCCAGTAGAAGCCTTCACGGTAGCCGTCGGCCAGCTTACGCTCGACCTCGGAGTTCCAGATCCGGACCGCGTCCTCGCGGGGGAACTGCTTGGAAGCCTCCATGATCTTCATGTAGGACTCGTGGCCGAGGCGACGGGCGCCCGCGTC